GTTTAGGTGCGGATGACCCTAGAAACCTTGGAGGTTCTGAAGGCTACGGAAGCTTAGGTGCTCCTGCGACTGACCAAGCTTCTATTGAAGCTAGGCAAGGTCCACGTGGATTTACTCCTGACTTTGACCAAGCTTCTATTGAGGCTAGGCAAGGTCCACGTGGATTTACTCCTGTGGCTGCAACTTCCTCTCCGCAAAGCCAGACAGCGCAAGATAATGCTCTAGCGCAACTAATGCCTCGTGAACTTGAAATGGGTAGTATGAGAAGTCCAGCGGCTACTGCTTCTATTTCTGAAGCTCTTTCTTCTGGTTTAGGCGGCGTCGGAGGTGGAGATCCTTACGCTCCCCCTACTGATGATTATGTTTCGCTTGTTGAGCTTAAAAATAAAATTTCGCAGGCTGAAGGCACTAATGATCCGGGCGGATATGACCGCTTGCTGAACAGCGGCGAAACAGGCACCTTTAAGAACATAAAGCTGACTGAAATGACGGTAGGTGAAGCTATTGCTTTTGCAAAAGGCGATGCTTACCGCAATTACTCTAGAAAAGTTCTTGGACGCGGCCCTGAAGACCTTCCTTCGACTCCTATGGGCAAGTATCAAATCACTGGCACAACGCTTCAAGGTCTTGTTGATAACGGCATAATTGATTTTGACGCTCCGTTTGACGCAGCTGCTCAGGAAAGACTTGGTTCACACTTAGTTATGAACGATCTTTATAAGGGTAGGGGTCTTCGAGACTTTAAAGTTGATCAAGGTGATGGAAAAATGTCTGAAGAGGATCTTAGAATTGCTCTTGGCAAGCAATTTGAGGGCATGGAAGGAACTACTTCTGAAGAATTACTAGCTACTCCGTCGACACAATTTATTGGCCCACCGACTGCTCAAGAGAGTGCTTACATTCAAAATCTCCTTGATCAATTTGAGGACGATGGAAAAGGACCGATAAAAGATCCGGGTTTAATTGAGAGAGTTCTTAGTGCGCTTGGAAGTAACTTCACGCTTGGTCAGTTTGATCTTAGTGAATATAAGAGAAAAGGCATTCAGGACGCTCTTGATGCTTATAAAGCCACGGGCGAATTTGTTTATGACGGAGGTGATTTAGTTGGTGTTAGAGGCTCTGACGGAAGTGTTGAATCGTATGGAACGAACATCTTTGAAACTAATGCTGGTGATATCAGTTCTGGTGGCTCTAGCAGTTCTAGCGGCTCTGGTGGTCCAGATGAGGTAGTCCAAAACTGGACTATTGGAGAAGATGGTGTTGTTGTTTGTAACGACGAAGGCTGGATTTACGACGCAGAGACAGGCATGTGCGCTGCACCTTCTGCTGACGACAATGCTGAGTCTGGAAACCTAAGCTTAAACATTCCTCAAGCGCGTAGCTTTGAAGACATTATGGCTTCTATTCAACGTGCTCCGACCAAGCCTATTGCTTCTTTAGAGAGTGGAGGTATGGCTGGTTTAAATAGAACTGCTGATAACTTCTTGAGGGCTTTGGGTGGGTAATGAAGGATTCAAACGACTTTGCGAGTTACCTTACTGACGATGAGATAGCCAAGGTAGCTCCTATGATTGAGCGCCTTAATGCGCTTGATTCTCGTAACGATAAGCAAAGTAGTTTTATGAATTTTGTCAAGCATGTTTGGCCTCAGTTTATTGAGGGCAAGCATCACAAGATATACGCTCAAAAATTGCAAGACGTTGCTGACGGCAAGTGCAAGCGTTTAATTATTAATATGCCACCTCGTCATACGAAGTCTGAGTTTGCGAGTTATTTATTTCCAACTTGGCTTATGGGGCGAGATCCTACGAAAAAGATTATTCAAGCGACTCACACGGCTGAGTTGGCTGTTGGTTTTGGTCGTAAGATTAAGAACTTAATTGAGAGTGAGGATTTTAAGGACGTTTTTCCTGATGTAAGCCTTGCTGTTGACGCTAAGGCGAGTGGTCGTTGGAGTACGAATGCTGGTGGCGAATATTATGCTGTTGGTGTTGGGGGTGCTTTGGCTGGTCGTGGTGCTGATTTGGCTATTATTGACGACCCTGTTTCTGAGCAAGATGCTTTAAGCTCCACTGCTTTAGATGGCATTTACGAGTGGTACACGTCTGGTCCCAGACAGCGTTTACAGCCCGGCGGTGCTATTATTATTGTTATGACGCGGTGGAGTATTCGTGATTTAACGGCGAAAGTTTTGCACAAACAGAGTGATAGGGGTGCAGATAAGTGGGATGTCGTTGAATTTCCTGCTATTATGCCCTCTGGCAAGCCTTTATGGCCTGAATACTGGGCTTTAGAGGAGCTTGAGGGGGTTAAGGCTTCAATTCCTGTTGGCAAGTGGAATGCTCAGTATATGCAGAACCCTACTGCTGAAGAGGGTGCGATTATCAAGCGAGAATGGTGGAATATGTGGGATAAGGACGCTCCTCCTCCTTGCAGTTATATCATTCAGTCTTACGACACAGCGTTTTCAAAGAGTGACCGTGCTGACTACAGCGCGATTACGACTTGGGGTATTTTTCATCATGAGGACACTGGCGAGGACCATATTATATTGCTTGATGCGACTAGGGGTCGTTGGGAGTTCCCTGAGTTAAAGGAAGCTGCTAATGATTTGTACAAAGAGTACGATCCTGACATGGTTTTGATAGAGCAAAAGGGTTCTGGTATGCCTTTAACTCAGGAATTGCGTAGATTGGGCATTCCTGTAACACCATTTACGCCGGGCCGTGGTGCTGATAAGTTTACGCGTATGCACGCCTGTGCTCCTGTGTTTGAAAGTGGTATGGTTTGGGCTCCTGATACGAAGTTTTCCGATGAAGTTATGGAAGAATGTGCTTCATTTCCCAATGGAGAACATGATGACTTGGCGGATTCGATGACACAGGCTATACTACGTTTTAGACAAGGGGGTTTCATTACGACCTCAAGTGACTATGATGAAGACGATTTAACCGCGTTTCGTCAGCGCAGAGAATACTATTAGGAGGACGACATGGCAGAAGTTGATAGAGAAGCTATTATGCTTGCATTGTTAGAAGCGATGGAAGAAGGCGGCAAAACTATATCAGACGCTGATCAAATGATAGTGAAGGAGATGCTAGGTGGTGGTAATCTTCGTGAGGCTGGAAAAACTATATCAGACGCTGATCGAATGATGATTAAGGAAATGAACCCAGATAAACGGTACATGATGCGAGGTCGTAGCAACAGTTTGTCAGACGCTGAACGCAAAAGAGTTTCTCAAATGGAGGGTCGTGCTGTAGAGAGTGGCAATAATGAAGCTCGTAGGCGCAACGTAACAATGCCTCGACCTAAACAGCGTACTTCAGGCATGATGATGGGTGGCAAGGTTAAGAAATACAAAGGCGGCGGCGCTGTAATGGCTGGTCGCGGCGGAAAATTTAAAGGAACAAGTTAATGGGTAAAACAACTGAAAAAGATGGTGTTGTTAAGGAAGTAATGCCAAAAGAAGGCACTCCTTCAGCAAAATTAGAAAACTCTGGTCACTCTCGTGGTGGTGGGGCTGCTATTAGTGGCACCAAGTTTGTCGGAGTGAAGTAGTGATTAAGGTAGCATATCTTAAATGAGGTTGGAGCGGGGGATGTTAGAGGGCTTCTCTCCCGACTCTTTAACGCGGACGTTCTCAGTTAAATGCTCTAAGTTACTGGTTGAGCGCCTTCCGCTCCAACACCCGAAAAGGAATAGAAATGGCTATTGAAAGAGATATGGGCGCTGGGGGTATTAATTTACTTCCTGAAGAACCTGTTGACCAAGAGGTTTTAGTCCCAGAGATGGGGCAAGACCCCGGTATTTTTGAGTTTGATGATGGTTCTGCTATTGTTGGAGAATATGAAGAGGAGTTAGCTCCTTTAGAAATTGATTTTAACAGCAACTTGGCTGATTACATTGATGACGCTGATCTTTCTCTTATTGCTTCTGATTTAACTGGCGATATCGATGGAGACTTCTCTGCTCGTCAGGATTGGGAAGATACTTATAAGCGTGGCTTAGAGTACCTTGGAATGCAGTATGAAGATCGCACTGAGCCGTTTGAGGGTTCTTCTGGCGTTGTTCATCCTCTTCTTGCCGAGAGCGTAACTCAGTTCCAAGCGCAGGCTTACCGGGAGATGTTGCCTGCAAGTGGACCAGTTCGTGCGGAAGTTGTTGGGTCTAATAACGAAGAGCTTATCAAGCAAGCAGAGCGCGTTAAAGATTATATGAATTACATGGTTACTTATGAGATGGAGGAATACGATCCTGAGATGGATCAGATGCTTTTTTATCTCCCTGTAATTGGTTCTACGTTCAAAAAAGTTTACTTTGATCCCTTAAAGGGTCGTGCTGTTAGCCAGTTTGTCCATGCTGAAGACTTGGTTGTTCCCTATGGCGCAACTGATTTAGCGTCTTCTCCTCGTATTACGCATGTTATTAAGATGGACTCTAATGAGGTCCGCAAGCTTCAATTGGCTAAATTTTATAGCGATATTGATTTACCGAACAGTTCTGGTGGATCAAGCGCAGACGATATGTCTGACGTACAGCAGACTATTGACGAGATTCAGGGTGTTCACCCTACGAATTCCTCTACTGAGTTAACTCTTCATGAAGTTCACACTGATTTAGACATTTCTGGCTTTGAAGACATTGGTCCTGACGGAGAAGAAAGCGGGTTAAAGCTTCCTTATATCGTTACTATATTGGCTGATACAGGAGATGTTTTGGCTATTCGTCGCAATTATGACGAAATGGACATGATGAAGCGTAAGAAGCCTTACTTTGTTCATTACAAGTTTCTTCCGGGCCTTGGCTTTTACGGCTTAGGATTAACTCATATGATTGGTGGGCTTGCTCAAGCTTCTACATCTATACTGCGTCAGCTTATTGATGCTGGAACTTTGTCTAACTTACCCGCAGGATTTAAGGCTCGTGGAGCGCGTATTCGTGATGAGGAAAGCCCAATTCAACCGGGTGAGTTCCGCGACATAGACGTTGCTGGAACGGACATACGGACCTCTCTGATGCCGTTGCCGTTCAAAGAACCTTCTGGCACGCTTTACAACCTACTAGGCACTCTTGTAGATGCAGGTCGCCGCTTTGCAGCTATGGCTGACATGAAGATAGGTGAGATGGGCGGAGAGACTCCTGTTGGCACTACAATGGCTATTATGGAGCGTGGAACGAAGGTTATGTCCGCAATTCATAAGCGGATGCACTACTCTCAGAAGCTTGAGTTTAAACTTCTTGCACGAGTTTTTTCTGAGACGATACAATCTTATCCTTATGCGCCTTCAAACGAGTTCGGCCCAGAGGTTTTTGCTAATGACTTTGATGGAAGAGTTGATGTTCTTCCTGTTAGTGATCCAAACATTTTCTCTATGGCCCAGCGCATTGCTTTGGCTCAAACACAATTGCAGTTGGTTCAATCAAATCCGCAGATACACGGTGGACCACAGGGATTGTATCAAGCTTACAGAAATATGTATGAGGCTCTTGGGGTTAACAATATTGATGGCATTTTGCCGCCACCTCCTCAGCCACAGCCAGCCAATGCTGCAAAAGAAAACCAAATGGCTATGGGCGGTGCTCCTCCACAAGCCTTCCCAGACCAAGATCACAAGGCTCATATGGAAACACACTTGTCAATTATGTCTACTCCTGTAGTTCAGATGAACCCACAGGTACTGGCTGTATTGCAAGGTCACATTCAAGAGCACATTGGTATGCTGGCGGAACAGCAAGCCACTCAGATGGTTATGGAGCAAGCTGGTCCAGAAGTTCAACAGAACCCTGAAGCCGCACAGATGTTGCAACCTGCGATAGCTCGTCAAGCTGCTATGATTATAGCAGAGCTTACTGAACAGTACGCACAGACAGTAGAGCCTGTTGCAGAGGGATCAGATCCACTTGTAGAAATACGCAATCAAGAGCTTCAGTTAAAAGCCGCAGATTTGCAACGTAAGTCAGACGAATTCCAAGCGCGTCAGCAGCTTGACCGTGAGCAAGATGCAGCGGATATGCAACTAGCTCAAGATAGATTGAATTTGCAGCAAGACGCATTGACAGATAAAACCCGTGTTGCAGAGGATCGCGTTCAAACTCAACGCGACATTGCGGCACTTAACAACCAGACAAGAGAGAAGGGAATGAATAATGTCCAGTAGTGTTCGTGAAAAAATGGCGAGAGTCATGAGGGAGGCTAAAAATGCAACTTGGGAAAGAGAAAGAGCAGCCAATGTTGTTGTCCTTGAAACAGTCCGAGCGAGGGACGAAAACGGACACTTTATCTCCGACGATCCCGCCACGCCTGAAAACGAAGCTTGGGTTGAAAAGCCAAAGAAAAAATCTCCTGCCAAAAAGAAAACCGCAAAAAAAAGTAGTAAGTAGGTTTAGCGCAATCGCTAGACCCCAGAGATTTACTGGTGTTTTTTAAAATATTGGGATATGTACTTGTGTTTTCTGTTAGATCGTATAAAGTTCTAGCGGGAGACACACATGGACTCACTACATTTAGCTGACTATCTGTATAAAAAGTTACGTCAAAAGCAGGAGGACTTACAAATTTCTCTTGGTACTGGAAATGTGGCTAATTTCGAAGAGTATAGATATATCGTAGGACAAATAAAGGGTCTCACGTTCATGGAAGATGAGATCAGAACCTCAATGAAAAACATAGAGTATTCAGATGAATAAAAAACTTTACGTTCCTGAGCATATTGCCAGAAAAACTAAAAAACCAGATGGTATGGAGAATATCCCTAAACCTATGGAAACAGCGTTTGGTAAGCCAAAAGTTGATGAAAACAAGAATGAGTCTGATCCATCTCAAATGGAAGGTTCTGTAATAGAAAGGCTACCACAGCCTACTGGATACAGAATGTTAATCATTCCATTCTACCCTAGCGAAAAAACAAAAGGCGGACTTTACGTTCCTGACGCGGTTAGGGACCGTGAGGCATTTGCGACTGTAGCTGCTTATGTTGTTAAGCTTGGCCCTGACGCATACAAAGACTCCCAGAAGTTCCCAACAGGGAACTGGTGTAATGAAAAAGACTGGGTTCTTATAGGAAGATATGCTGGAAATCGCTTTAAAGTGGAAGGTCTTGAGGTCCGTGTGATAAATGACGACAATATTATCGCAACAATACTTGACCCCAAAGATATTTCTTATGTATAGTCAATTTAAGAGGAAATCGTTTTATGCAAGATGAAGATCAAGATCAAATTGTAGAGCAAGAATCAACTTCTGTAGAAATAGAAGATGCTGATATTGTTGACGACAGTTCCAGCGATTCTAATGTCGAAGCCCGAACAAATGTTCAGGATGATGAAGAATTAGATAAATACAGCAAAAAAGTTGACAAGCGTATTAAGAAATTAACCGCTGCCCGACGACACGCTGAAGAAGAAGCGGCTGCGGCTGTTCAGTACATTCAAAAAGTTGAAGCTCAAAACAATGAGTATAAGCAGAGACTTTCTAACCTAGATAAAGGTTACATGAGTGAGTATGAGGGAAGAATCACAACTCAAGAGTCTCAAGCCAAACGCGCTTTGACTGAGGCTTATGAGGCTGGTGAGTACGACAAAGTAGCTGATGCTCAAACTGCAATTTCTCAAATTGCTATTGAAAAAGAACGTCTTCGTATGCAAAAGCAACGTTCTGCTCAAAATCAACAGCAAGAGCAGCAGCATCAACAGCAAGCTCAACAGCAACAACAGCAGCAAGCTCAACAGCAACAGAGAGCTCCTGCAAGAGATGATAAATTAGAATCTTGGATGGGTAAAAACCCTTGGTTTGGACCCACTGGAGATAATGTTATGACTGGTGCTGCAAGGGCCATTCATAATGTCTTAGTAGCTGAAGAGGGTTTTGACCCAACCAGCGACGATTATTACTCGGAAATTGACAGGCGTATGCGCCGTGAAATGCCGAACAAGTTTCAGGGTG